GATTAACGTGACCTCCAACAATCCACTGATTCTCTTTATTAATTGGTTTCTGGTCATGATTAGAAGGGTAAGTCGGTTTTATCGTCAAAGACGGTTTTGGGTTTGTTATCGAATACGTTATCTTTTTCCATCGGCTCAGATATCTTGATGCTAATAAACTTACCTGATTTGCCTTCGCGTATCCAGCCGGCAATGTCTTTCTCTTTGCCTTCAACATTTACTTTGCCTTTGTAGTCGGGAGCTTTTTCGTTCCCTTTTTTGTCGTTTTTAAACAGTACTCCGCTGTTTGTGTTGTCGTAGTTTGACATTTGATTTGATTTAATTATTGATTATAAAAATTGATTGACTGCATTTCAGTTTTAAGGGCGGATAAGATAGACCTAACAAGGTCAAGCTGATGCGTGGCGGCTGCATTGGTACGGTCTGCCAGTTCAAAGTTATATTCCTGATCGGCTACGGACGCGGTCACATATTCTTTGAAGTTAGCAGGTGTAAGTCTGTGGTTCTCCATCATTAACTTATCAATGGTTTCTTTCTTCCTTTGCAGTAAATCCCGCTTTGCCTGAGCCTTTGCAAGTCCGGTATAAGCTATCCATCCGGCTAACTTTGCACCATACTCAGTACAGGCCGCAATGCTTTCCAATGTTTGCGGGGTTACGGCCTGAAGCTGCATATTTATTTCGGTAATGCTTAACTGATTCATTTTAATGTAACGGCTATTGATGTGGTGGATGTTTTTACCGGAGGATACATTTTAATGACCTCACCTGAATCGGCATTGACTACCTCAATACCTTCGGCCGGCAATACCTTTAAATGTGCCTCAACTGCTTTCTGCTTATCCTTCAGATCAGTTATTTGATCTTCCAATAACTGCCAGTTAGGATCGCCACATTTAGAATAATCGTACTTTACACCCGTCTCTTTGATTTCCATCTTTGAGCCGTTAAACTGAAAGGACTTACCATGCTTCATGCCTTCGTTTAAAACGGCATCTTTGTACCGGCTATTAGTTGTCAGCATCTTAATAAAGTCTTCCATTGCCTTTACCTGATAATGGATATCCAGCGGGTTAAGGTCACCAGCATCAATAGCTTCGACTATCTGAATAGCCAGCTCTTCCCGGTTTGCCTTACTTACGGCGAAGGCGGCCATGTTTTCTGCAGTTTGAATTTGCATGATTGTGTGGGGTTTATTGGTTTGTAAGTTCGTTTAATCGTTTTTCTATTTTGATAAGGTCGGCCATTGCGGATGCATCATTGATTGACCTTTGAGCGGATGCGCGTTTCATGGCATCGGTAATATCCTGACATTTAATAATCAATTTGCTTTTATAGTCCGTTAAGTCCTCTTTGCCGTGTGTATTGGTAGCGTCTGCATCTTTACTGTCATCCAGTAAAAATAATCCCGATAAGGCATACTTCCGGGCGTATGATGAAGATGCACCAAAGCATTGAGCTTGTGACATACCTTTAGCATTTAAATCAATGCCAGCCTGTGCCGTTACGGACATGAAGTCACCCTCATGGCATAATCTGGCGGTGGTTTCAACATACATAATATTGCCAGCTTCTTTAATGTCATCGGATAAAGTAAGGGTGCATCCATGCTTCAGCAGGATAGGTTTCAATGCTTCCAGTATATCTTCGGCATTCCGGTAATGGTATTTGCCAAAGCTATTGAATTGGTTTTTAGGAGCTTTCAGCTCCGATTGAATGTTAATAAGCTGTTTCATTTGATATGTTTGAAAAATGTAAAATACCTGCTTTCTTACCTGCATAAAAAATATCGGTCATAAGATATCTAATACGTTCACTATCAAAAGAAAATCTCATCTTTTTGTAATCAGTATCAGTATTCTCAATTGAAATGATAGTAAAGGAATGTAACATATTCTTATCGGCAATATCCTGATATTCCTTTATGTTTTCAGGATGTGTAATAATAAAATCAGTAATAATCATTTTTTACGTTTTAATGGGTTGCGCACCCGGTTATTGTTAATGTCGTTAATGTAATCCTGAAACTGAACTTCTATGGCGAAGAAGATAATCAGGGCAAATATGGCTATCATTATCATATCTCGTCTGTAAATAGGTTATAAAGAGAAAGCGAGATTATCAATAAACATACGATCAAAAGTATCAGCATCATTGTTTTTCTCGTTTAATAGTGAAATAATAGCTTGTAACAGGTCGTTGTATCTGGACTGATCAAATGTCATTGATTCAGCGCGGGGCATGGTAAAGCCTTGATAAATCAATTTACCTGCCGGGGTTTCAGATACATGAAGCGTGATGGAGGGATAAGTACCTTTGCCATCAAAGGTTGGCCAGAATGTCTTTGCATCCGGGTAAAACTGAATCTCGAAGGTTTGTAGTTGCATGGTTTTAGGTTTGTTTGTGAATTAATAGTGTAAAGCTATGCCATTGTTTTCAACATTCCAAATATTTTTTTATCTTTTTTTAAATTATTTGTACTAACTAAAATACTTTTATATTATGGCAGCCTCCTCATTTAGTCACAAACTAAATAAATTAGCCGAAATACTGGAGGCCGAATACTCGACACCCAAATTCAGAGAGTGTACGGATAAGAATAAAGAATACGACAAAAGTCGGTATCTTTACATTTGGTATGCATTTAATAGCTTAAATACGCCAAGAATTATCATCCGGGATACATTGCCATGCTACGGATACGGTAAAACAATATACCAGGTAATCAGACGTATGTATTTAAGACGAAAGGATAAAGAATTGATATTAGAAATAAACCACATTAAGCGTTTGTATGGCTTATGATAAAGACGAAATATTAAGTAAGTGTTTAAAGGCAATAGAAGATAATGAATTATGCTTTTTTGATGAAATAAGCCTATTTGTTCAACCTGATCTATCAACTCTTTATTTGTGGAAATTCAACGAATTAGAGGAAATAAAAAACGGATTGAATAAACACAAATTAGCTGCAAAACGTAAATTAAAGCGAAACTGGCAACGAGATGATGCCGCTCCAGTATTGCAATTAGCGGTTTATAAGTTAATGTCAAATGATGAAGAGTTTAATAAATTAACTACATCAAAGAGCGATGTAAAAGCCGATGTAAACATTCCACAACTAAAACAGGTAATTATAACTCCGAATGGCAGTACCGAGCAAAGTGATATGGCCGACGCACAAAGCGTATAAAGACGGGGCGCAAATAATCTGTAATGAAGGGGGCAGCCGGTCCGGTAAATCATATTCAACTATTCAGATACTTGTCAGCATTGCAACTACACAAAACAATAAACGAATATCAATAGTATCCCATTCACTGCCACATATCAAACGTGGTGCATTCAGGGATTTACAACAGGTTTTAAGGGATACGGGCAATTGGTATGAAGAATGGATGCGATGGACTGACTTTGTTTATTCATTTCCCAACGGATCGTACATTGAACTATTTGGCCTCGAAGATGAAGGTAAGGCAAGGGGGCCAGGTAGGGATATTCTATTTATTAACGAAGCTAACCTAATCAGCAAATTATTGTTTGACCAGTTGGCAATGCGGACAACCGGCACCATCTTTATGGATTGGAACCCAGCAGAGTTTAATTCATGGGTTTATGACATTGCTGATAATCCAAAGAATAAAAAGATACATTCAACATATCAGGATAATATCCACAACCTAAGTCAGCAGCAGATTGATTACATTGAATCGTATAAAGATTTGCCAGATGATTTTATGTGGAAGGTATATGGGTTAGGGGAAAGGGGAGCGGCAAAAGAATTGATATACACCAACTGGAAGATAGTGAGCGAACTACCAGGCAAAGGGCAAACATTTTATGGCCTGGACTTTGGTTATACCGTACCTACTGCCCTTGTAAAAATAGAACATTATGAAGGTGCAAATTATGTAGAAGAATTGCTTTATTTGCCTAAGTTGACAATTTCAGACCTTATAAACAAATTAAAGGGTTTAAATTTGACAAGGAGCGATGAAATCTTTTGTGATGCAGCCGAGCCGAAAACAATCGAAGAGCTAAGCAGAAACGGATTTAACTGCAAACCAGCGGATAAAGATGTATGGGCCGGCATCATGAAAGTAAAATCACATCCTTTGCATATTGTACATAATAGCAGCAATCTGAAAGCAGAGCTGCAATCGTACAAATGGAAGACTGATAAGGATGGCAATATAGCAAGTGATGAAAGTCCTGTAAAGGAAAATGATCACTTATTGGATGCAATGAGATATGGCATCTTTACTAAACTTACAACAAAATCACCCAGTTGGGTAGCATTCTAATGAGTTGGATAAATAAACTTTTAGGCATTGAAAAGATACAGAAGAAAGCAATGTCATTTCCCGGCGTTTATGTAGGCGCACCAATAAGCTTTTTTAAATGGGATCGTGATCAGAATGCTTACGATAATAATGACACGGTTTATACGGTTGTCAAAAAGATAGGGCGCAAAGCTGCAACCGTGCCCATTTATAGCTACCTGCCAAAGAATCAAACCACATTAAAGCGTTATAAACATTCACCGGTTAATAACGTACAACGTTACCAAATAGACAGGATAAAAGCATTGGATGAAGTTGTAAGCAATTCAGCATTAAGCAACCTAATCAATAACCCTAACCCTACACAAGGGGCCGATGCATTCTTCGAGGGTGTATTTAGCTTTTATGCCTTAAATGGTGAAACATTTATCTGGCTTAATCGTGGCGGTATTGAAGATGGTGAGGTGTTAGAGATGTACTTAATCCCGCCGGATAAAGTTGAATTAGTGCCTGATCCAAATGATTTATATGGTGTTTTGGGTTACATATTGGATATAAACGGAAAGCTTATATCTATACCTAAATCGGACATAATACATTGGAAAACATTCAACCCGAATTTTGATGTTGTTGACCGTAGCCATTTACGTGGCTTTAATCCAATGCGGCCGTTAAAGCGTAGGTTACAACAAGATAATGATGCGATGGAGGCAGCCGT